CGTGGAGCCCCTGCCACCATCCGTCATGCGGATGTAGGACTTCACCAGGTGGTTCATCACTACCGTCATGTCGGAAAAATGATAGTCGGCAACCTTCCCGCGGAACAGTTCATGAAGCAGAACGGGCAGCTTCACAACGTAGTTGTAATACTCCTTTCTCATGGCTCACTTGCTTGAAGGTTTCCAGTCCACTGTTATAATCGCATCCAGCTCACCGCTGCCGCCACACACCGGGCAGGATACATGCACGTCCTCGCGGCTGCCCTCTTCCGTTCCCCAGAACCAGCCGTTGCCCTTGCAGTAACCACACTTGTGGCCGGTACTGACGAAGTTCTCACGGTTAGGCCCCTTACACATATAGGCGGGAGGACAAATCTCCAGCTGTTTCTTTATCCTGCTCATGCCTGGCCTCCTTTCTGTTTCGGTCCCGCCACATTCCAATAGTCATAGGCGCCCTTCTCCCAGATTGTGTATTCACCAGTGGCCCCCTGATAACGTCCCTTACTGAAGGCGACGTAGCCCTCTACCCATATCTTCAGGTCGGCATCATACATCACGCTCGTGGCCGCATCACCTTTAGGATTCTTGCCACGGGCATGGCTGATGAAAACAAACAGCTTGTCCGGAAACTCCTCCTTCAGCTGGATATAGTCACGATACGTCATCTGTGTGTATTGGAAGCTGTCAATGATCACGATGTTGAAACTCTTATGACGCCGGAGCCTGATCTTCAAGGTGGGGATGTCCTCCTTGATGAACGCCAAATGGCGGCTTACCTCGGCCATACCAAAGCGCCGCAGGTTATTCTGGACTGTCAGAGAAGTTCCTTCCTCCAGGGAGTTGAACGCCACACGGTCATACTTGCAAAGTTCCTTGCAGAGCTGCATCACGAAAGAGGTCTTACCGTTACCGCTGTTGCCCCACACGAACCAGCAGCCCCGGACTTCCGGAGTGTCGAAGGCATCCTTCCATTTCCCTTCGAAAGGGAATACGTCATACTTCTTGTTCAGGATGTCCCTGACATTCAAGGCACGTCTCATGCCCGCTTTTTTATTATCCTTTTTCTCTTCTTCCATGGTCAGAACAGTGTTAGTTGTCGGATATTGTCAATTCGGTCAAGTACGGCCTGCCGTGCGGCACCCCGCAGTTTCTCGTGGCAGAGCATCCTGCCGAGTGCCCACAAAAGGGCATTCTCACGGGTGGCAAACTGTCCCCATTTACGTCCCGGGTTGAAACCACCGCCGGAACCGCCCACCTCCATGTGAACGCCGGCAACCCACCAGCCGTCCTGCTGTCCCACAAGGGCGTCCAGGTAGTCGCGACCATTCCGGTAAACGGTCACCGTCTCGTATTCCCTCAAGACTGGGTAATCGCTCCAGGGAGCGGGAAGCTGCTCGCGACCGTCGATCTTTAAGTATTCAAATTTGTTTTCCATATCCTTAAAATTACGTTTGAACGGTATTTGAACGGGGGTCATTCCCCCGTCATGCGTTTCACCTTGTGAATGGACTTCCTCACACGCCGCAAATCAAAGTCACATGTCGAAGCCTCCTTTATCACCTTATCGATGTCTTTCCTGTCAGTCACACCGTTGGCGGAACAGATCGCAAACACGTCGTTCACGTCCGTAGGCTCCAACTCATAAAATTTCCGTCCGATACGGCTGTAGAACTCCTTGTAGCCGGGCTTCTGGTACCGCAAGCCGTTGCTGATGCGCTTGGCAATATAATCGGTACTCAAGAACACGACACCGCATTTCTCCTCCAGCTTGTTGTACAGGCTGATGAAATAGTGGAACACCGGTTCGGTCAGCTTGTCCGCCTCGTCGAACACCAGCAGGGGCGCGTCCATCTGGATGATGTCATCCAATATAAGCCCCCACACCTCACGGATATTATACCCTTCGGTCCGGATTCCGACCGTACGGGCGATCTCGCGGACAAAGTCACCTTTCTTCATGTCCTCAGAGCAGAGGATATAGAAAACCTCCTTATGCTCCTGGAGGTAAACACGGGCGGTGGTACTCTTGCCACAACCGGCCTCGCCGGTCACCCAGGTAACATTGCGCCAGCGCTGCGCATCGGAGAGTACAGCCGTGATCTCCTGGTAAGCACCGGTCTCCACGATCTGCCAGCCGGTAGCGCTTACACCACCGACCTGCGAGGCGACATTACGGAACATCTCGTCGCTGATATTCTCATAACGGCCATTCAGGATATTGCTAACAGTACCTACACTAACCCCCTTCAGGCTGCCAGCAGCCTTCGTCTGGCTCGGGTATTTCGCCACGTAAGCCCGGAGGCTTTCACTGATGGCGTCCTTTTCTTTCATTGTAATTTCCATAATCAATATTTTTTATCTTGTTATAAATCTGTTCCTTATAATTTCCCGACCACCTTGCGGATGCTCACTTCCTTCTTCTCAAAGCTGTCCCATGTCACGTTGCTGATGACTTTCATGTCTCGGCCGATGGAAGGACGGGCCGGCTGGCTGTATTTTCTTGTGCGACGGTCAATCTGGCGTTGCGCCTCCTTTCCGAGACCTTTCAGGTCAGGGGTACGCAGACCGTTCTGTTCCGGTGCGACACCATGTTCGTACTCGATGTCCTTGGCAACGACCTGGCGGTTTATACGCTCGTTGATGACGGCCTCCTGCTGGGCGCGGATGAAACGTTTCTCGGCTTCCGTCTGCTCCTGCTGGGCACGGTGGATCATCAGCGGGAACGAAGCCACACACTCAAAGCGCATCGCTCCGCCCTTATCCTTGTACAGCAGACGTACGCTGCTCATGTCATAAGGATCGTACTGGACATAGAACTTCTTGTAGGTGTTACGTCGGCGCCATTCCAGATCAGGCTCACCGGGGGCGGAGAAAACCTCGTAAGGGTATTTCTTTCCCTGTACCGTGATCTCGATACCGTTGGCGGTGAACAGCGACGGTTTCTCGGTCGTGTACCAGAACATCTCCACCATATCCGACACACTTACCGCATCGGTAGCCTCGTTCACGCTGGTATTGTACATCTCAATCCGGGAGATGCCGGTGGCAGGGTGTTTCATTGAATTCCACTGCTCACGGGCGGCGGCATACTGTTCCTTCAGTTCCTCCAATGTGGGGAGGGAGTCGATGTTCGCGTTGATGAATTCCAAATTCGGACGGCTTGTATCTCTCTTTGCCGTAATATTCTGCCCGGTGAAACCGAAACGTTTCTTCAATACCTGGCTCTGGAAGCGGTAGAAAATGTTCTCAATCGTCTTAGATTCGCCATTATACGGAGCTGTCGGGCGGTGGATACGGCTGATCTTCGAGAAAAGGCCCAGCGCCGCGTTCTTCTTATGACCGCCCTGGTTGTCGCACACGATCTCGTAGGGTTTGTGCCGGCTCGTCTGGATAGCCATGCGGAAAGCATGGTACTGGGCGATATAGTCCTCGTTGTCGCTGATGTAATAACCGAGCAGGACTTCACTATAGGCATCCACCACCTCGTACACGCTTGTAGTGCACTTGTTTCCGTTCTCGTCACGATAGTAGAGGTTCAGCTTCGTGCCGTCGCCATACCAAAGGCTGTCACGACGGCCCGGAAGGATGGTCCGGTGCTTGCGGTCATAACGCTGGTGTGCCTTCATTTCCCCATAAACGGCATCGTACCACAGAGGTTCGACACGCGGGCTGTTGAACCATTCGCGGAGGCTGCGGGGACTCTTCAGGGGCTTCCAGCCACGTTCCGGAGCGACACGGTTGTACTCCTCGAAGATCTCCATGTCAGTATAAACCGGAACGCGGCTGCGTTTCAATGCTACAAGGTAACGCCCGCCGTCCTCCTCGATCTTCAGCGTGTTGCTGTTGCCGTATTTACCGCTCACAAGCACACCGTAGTTGTCGGGACGGAACTTGTTTATCAGGGCTTTCAAACGCCCCACACTGCCCGGAAGACTGTGCCCGTACACCGGACGCCATTCCTCACTCGTGACAAGCAGAAGTTCCCAAAGGTTACGGCGGAAACCGGTCAGCTTGTTATTGGATGAACTCAAGCGTTTGAACTCTTCCATCAACGCGTTCAGCACCGAAGCGTTCCAGGTGTATTCCTTCTTCACATCCTCGGGAAGAGCGACCATCTCACCGTTCTTGTCGTAACGGTAATCCTCGAAAAAGTTCTCGGCCTTCTCGTCTTTCTTCACTATGTTACGGATCATTTCCTGTCTCATTTGTTTCTCGGGTTCGCCATGACGCTCAACCCAACGTTTCTTGTATTTCTCGGGAAGGGAGGAATAGGCATACAGAGCCGGATTATTTTCACCACCGCCACGGGAAACGACATCCAGTTTTTCTCGGGACAGCTGGCTATTCAAAGTGCCTTTGGGCATTATATCCAGCAACTCTTTGTAAGTTACACACAATATATTATCAAAGTATTCCATCTCCCAGCTTGATTATCAATCCTCTAAATCATTCAAAGGGACATGCTTCTTCAGCAGCCGCACGGAGATCCCGAAATTCAACACTACGAGAAGTTCCAGCAGCGGATTAATAAAAAAAATAGAGAGCAGGATCCCGAAACTCATACAGAAGTAAAGCACGCAAAAGCGCTGTTTTCGTTTCAGACGAGCAAACCAGTGCAGCTGGTCGCTGAACAATGTCATCAAATCATTTTTCATGGCTACTTGTATTTTGAGGATTACCACCTACTTTGGATCCACCGCGCTCAATGGCGAGCTTACGAATGGAACGGGCCAGTTTGCTGTTCTTACGGAAGGCAAGCGCATGACTCACCATCACGTTTGTACAGCCCATCAGTTCGGCAATTTTATTCACCTCACCGTATTCTACAACTATTCGTTCTTTCATACTATCTAATATTTAAATTATCGTAGTGGGCAGTCGCGGATTCGAACCGCGGACCATAACCTCTCCATTATAGGAGTTTAGTTTGTTCTACCAGCTGAACTAACTGCCCGAGAAAATTATTAAAGCTCCTTTATCGCATCCTCCGGAACACATATTACAGTCCAAACCTGACCATTTTTCATATAATCGATATTATATTCCCGCACGAACGTACAAATGTTATAATCCCAGTCACGAACTATACCATCAATGATCTCACCATTTCTCTTGGTGATTCTCACACTTTGTCCCTTTTTAAATTTTACTTCCATTTTGCTTCTTTTTAAATTCTCATTGTTACCTCAAGCCTTTTTTGTAGCTTTGGGGCGTGTTTAAACTTTAATCACGTGGCAAATATAGTCTAAGTTTCTTAGACAACAAAGTGTTAATCCAAATAATTTAGATTTATGAGCGTTTTTTCTAAGAATCTTAGATATCTAAGGGAGAGTAGGGGACTTAAATTAGATGAATTTGAGTTTCTGGGCATCAAAAAAGGTACAATGTCAAACTATGAACTGGGTAATACAGAACCTAAATTGAGTTTGTTATGTGAAATATCTAAGTTTTTTAGAATATCAATCGACGACTTTCTTTTAAAAGATATAGAAGCCGAAAAAATTACACCAGTAGTAACGGAAACAGCTCCTCCAGAAACAGCTAACAATAATTTTAGGGAGCTTCTGGATGTTTTAAGGGAAAAAGACTCCACCATTCGAGAAATGGCAGAGGAAATAGGGATGCTCAAACAGACAATTACACAACTTAAACAGGACAAGTCGGGGCGTGTTTCGGATGCAAGCGATTCTACGGTTGCCAATGCCATCTAAAACGTGTTTTATGGGGAAAGGGAGGTAAAAACAGTTAAATCACTATTTTACAGCAGAATATATAAAAATACAGGGGAGTAAATAAATATTATCTATATACAATTTACCCCCTACAATATTATAAAAACCGATGAATACCAAATAAAAAAAAGATATTTCCCCGTTTTATTAGAACAAAATAGGCACAAAAATGAATAACCAAATGAATAAGCAATCAAAACATTTCGTTTTTGTAATAGCTTAAATGAATAACCAAATGAATAAGCAAGTGAATAACCTTTCCACTTTTTAAGACGTTCAAAGCGTTCAAACGGATAAATACAGCCTTCCATCATAGTTTGACACTTATAAGGGCAAAAAAAGCCGCTTTTGCGGCTTTTAATTGCGTTCTAAGGCATTTTATCCCTTTCTGGTACATGTTATCAAGCGAGACTGAATAATCATTGCACGTTTCGTGTATTTGGCAATGTCATCAACCAGTCCAGCATGTAAAAGACTACTCTTAGTGATTCCGACCTGTTTCTCCGTCAGAGTTTCAAAAATGGCCGATATACTACCAAAGTAGATGTTCTTTTTCTCAAAAATCAAATGTACATGGATAACTTTACTCATGATATATAGTATTTATTTCACTGCAAATATACCAAATATCAGCTATATGGAATAATTTTAATAAATAAAAATAGGAGAGAAGCGAAGCGCTCCCCTACTCCACTTGCATAAATTACACCATTTGGTTATCTTTGTATATGGAAGTATGGCCTGGGCAAAGCATCGGAGTGAAATAATACCATACTGCCTGAATTCTCCCCTACTCCACTCCTAATGTAAAGAGATTCATTTGAACGGCGTTCAAACAAGGTTCAAATGTAAGCTCGATGTAAAGCGATGTAAACGCTTCGTTTTTCCACCCAGCTCACTCCTACCCCGTTCTAACGCTTTGAAAACCAAAGCAATCAGATATTTTCAGACCGACCGAACTTTGACACGCATCGTTTCTCCCCCCTTACACAGACTTTTGAACCCATAAGCAAAAGCCCAATACACCATCAGCATGGTGCCGGTAATATCAAACATGCCCGATGC